CCGCTAAACTTTCAATCAAGCTAACTGCTTTTTGACTACCAGTTTGCTCTGCTTGAGCAGGAGCTAAAGCACCTTTTTGTAGTTTAGTTTCGTCTGGTGTTTTTGCCATTATGATCTTCCTTGTCTATTGTATTTTTTGAAGCTACGCTTCTCTTGTTTATTTTTATTTTTTTTATGAACCCTAGGACGTTTTTTAGGTTTTGGTCTTGGTACAAAATCTTTAAACTTTCTAGCCATTTCTTTTAAACCATGAAGGTAAACCTAAATGTGGTCTTTTATCAAACATGTTATGTTTTGCTCCAGGTGTTCTTCTATTATTATAATGTAAAAACACTTGAACACATTCTTTACCTTTAAATTTTTCTCTCCAATGTTCTAATTCACAACCAGAATAAACTAACATATCTCCTGGTTTTAAATCTACTCTAACACCTTTGGTGTTATCTGATACATATCCTTGACCTGGTTTTATACCACCTTTTTTAGAATCTGGTTCTAGATAGATTGGCCAGTCATCACCACCAAGATTCATAGTAGTAGATATTTCACAACTAAATCTATCTTTGTGTCTTTTTAAAATATCACCTTTCTTGTATATTCTAGCATATGTATACGCAGGATATAATTTAAGACCTGTTGTTTTTTCCATAGCTGGCTGACATTTTAATAATAATGTTTCCATTGCCATATTAGAATACTGTGAATATGTATTAGGTATTTGTTCATCTTTACCCTCATAGTATCCAATTAAAGTTTCATATGGTGATATGTATCTATTTTGTATACATGTATCATATACTTGTTTTTGCATACAAAAATAATTTGCAATAAACGAAGCTAAATCTCTTGATATGGCTTGTCGTATTACTGTATATTTATTTTTCTTAAACGACATCTTTAGACATCTCCTTTGGTATAGCTTGAATATTCCAATGAATAAATCTAAATGGCTCATAGCCATAGTCCACTGCATATTCATGCTCAATATACCCTGGAAATATAATAAGAGTTCCTGGTTTAGGTTTAAAGTGTATTAACTCTGAACCATTCCAAACACCTTTTATGTCTGGTTTCATTTTTAATTTTGTAGCTCTTGCACCTGTCTTAGGTTCATGAAATATTGGATAAGATGTTTTATCTGAACATTTTAAAAAATAAAATCCTGATACATGCTGATTCCAATGTATGTGTGCAGAATGATGGCCACCACCTTTTTTAGAAAACTCCTGTACCCATAATTCAGAAAACATAGTTTGATATTGTGACATATCATAACCCATATGATCTAAAAATTCCCAAGACTTTTGGCCAATATAATTTCTAAAATCTAAAAAATCATTATCAACTGTCAATGCAGTTGAATGATGTGATAATCCAAAATCACCATGTTTCTTAATGTGATCTTTGTTTCTGTTTTTTGCTTCTTTAATATATTTGTTACTAGCTTTATTTAAAGACTTAACAAACTCTGGTTTATCCTCTGACCATATTGGTGTAGAGAAATAGTTATTTATATACATTATTTAAATGGTCTCCCTAAGTTCCATACTACAAGTGAATATCGTGTGCCTGATGTCACTGGTTTGACTCTGTGCCAAACAAACGAGGGGAAGACTATTATTGATCCTTTAGGTAATATCTCTTTGCATTGTATTCTATGCTTAGATTCATCTCTCATATGAGGATCATAATTTCTAAAATCAAATTCTAATTCACCACCAGTATATTCTGAACCATCTGTTAGTTGGCAAGTTACTGATAGTTTTCTAATACGACCATGCTCTGGATTATTAGGATCTTCTCTATCATAAGGTTTATCCCAACTATCACAGTGCCAGTCATAGTATTGGTTTAATTTATATTTTGTAAATTGGCAAGATTCAGATCTTTCCCAATCAAAATTCCAACCAGCATTTCTATTAGCTTCATGTACAAATGGATGTATTTCTTTATATATCCAAGTATCATTTAACCATACTAGATCAGAGTTTCTTTTTCTTTTTAAATCTAATACTTCTTGTTTTGATAATTCTCTGTCGCCATAGCCACCTGTTCTAGCCATAACTTCTTTCTGACTATTAGCATAAGCAATTACATCATCACAAAATTTAGGTGTTAATGCTTTACTAAAGTACCAATAGTAATTAGATATATTCATATGTTATTGTTTGAATAAAATTCAAACTATCCCTTTGTCTGTTTGTAATATAATACATACATGTTGAGGGAAACATAATAAACATATTATCTTTTAACTCAATATCCCAACTTCTACCTTTACGTCTATTATCATCAAAGTAAACTCTAATACTACAGTTCTTAACTTTAACACCATATAGTAAAGTATAGTCTGGTGAATTTCTAAGATCTACTGGGTCAATATTTAATAAAGGAATACTTACTTCATTTGGTTTATAAATATTCCCCCAAGTAGTTTTATTTATTAAACATCTTCCATGCTCTACATTAAAATGATCTCTCATATAAGTATTAAGCATATCCCAAGTTCTTGAGAATGGAAACTCACAATCTTGTAAATTAGATTGTAGAATATCTCCACTTAATTTATCACGATCTATTTCAAAACCTTTAGGCATAGCGATGTCACCGTAATACAACGCTATTTCCGATAATATATTTTTGTTCATATACCTATCTATTATACACTCCTATTATAAAAAGTCAATGTTTTTGAGAGGTATATTTAAAATTATGCTAATGAATCAGCTAAAACCCAACCTGCAGTATCATCTGCTTGATATGCATCTTCATCCCAAGAATAACTCCATAAATGAGTACCTGCTTCATTTTGAGAAGTTTGTTCAGCTGTTAATGCTGGGGCATCACCTAATGGTGATTTCCAAGATGCAGAGGCATTATGTTTTACCCATGAAGCATATGGTTTTTTAGGCCAAAAAATATTGTTATCTTCATCCCATTCATAACCTATACCTGCATAGTTTCCTCTAAATGCTTTTGATTGATCTGCAGATTCTGATCTAATTTCATTACCTTCTGAATCAGTTGTTGTTGTGTAATGTTTACCACCAGATGTGTTGTATGAAGTTTGAATCCACATTTGTGCAGGCCAATTATTATGTGTTTGTAAATATTGTTGACCTACTGATTCATCTTCAACATCATCAGCGTTAAGCATATCAGAATTATTCAAAGTTAATACTTGAATAACTTTTCCGTTTGCTCCTAGTTTTGCAAAATGTGCCATGTTTGTTTTTCTCCTTATTTATTAATTTTAATTATCATTTAACTATTGAAATTTATATCTTATTATAACAATTCCTGAACCTCCAGCACCACCATTGCTTTCAGAGCCACCATCAGTAGAACCAGCACCTCCACCTCCACCACCACCTTTATTATCAGTACCAGCACTTCCACCAAAAGATCTTGATCTTCCACCACTTGCACCACCAAATCCTAATGTATCAGCTTGTCCTGTTCCAGGGGCGGGAGATCTACCATTTGGAAATTGAGTATTGTTTGAAGCACAACCACACACTCCTGCTCCACCACCTCCACCACCTGCAAACCCTGTTGATGTACCATTAATTGCAGTCGTAGCTCCAGACCCTCCAGGGCCTCCACTTAAACCACAAATACCACCTGGTTTATCAAAACCAGCAGCTCCTGCTCCTCCACCTCCTGTTGAAGCGTGATCGGGAGAAGTAGATGAGTAATCTCCACCATCATTACCTTGAGAAGGACTAACGGATGGTGAATTACCTGATCCACCAGAAGATGAAGGTGAAGTACCTCCAGCTGCTCCACCACCAGAACCTCCAGATCTACCATTTCTACTTTGACCAGGAGCTGGTGCATTTGAAGCACCACCACCCCCACCTCCAGTAGATGTTATAGTTGAAAAAATTGAATTTGAACCATCATTACCATTTGATTTTATAGTTGTCTGTTGAGCTCCACCTGCTCCAACTGTTATAGGATATGCTTGAGCAGAAACTGTTATTGCTGTTCCACCAGGATTACCATCTAAAGGACTAGCTGTATAAGGTGTAACAGGAGACTTGTATTCTCTAAAACCTCCAGCTCCACCACCGCCAGCAGTATTATCTGATGGAGTATTACCAGAACCACCACCTCCACCACCAGCGACTACTAAATACGATACAACATTATTAGGTGCAGAAACTGCTGCACTGCATACAGTAAAAGTACCAGGTCCTGTAAATGTGTGTATTTTACAATTACCAGATTCTGTTATTGTTCCACCTGTTGCTACTATAAAATCTGTACCACCTGTTATAAATTCATTTTCGTGAACTGTTTTCCAACCAACTGTTCCATCAACATAAACAAAAGTTAAACCTTGACCCTCTGTACTTATTCCTAAATCACCATCAGCAGTACCACCATTAATTTTTTCTCCACTTGCAGGTTGGATTGTAAAATTATTTGAATCAAAAGTTTTATTATAATCTTGTATTGAAACTATTGCACCTGCTGAACCAGATGGCATAGTCATTGTTATAGCACTTGATGTAGTATTTATAAAATAACCTTCACCACTTACTGCAGTAAAATTTCCTGTTTTAGGAGTTGTCTGCCAATTTACAGTTCCTGTTCTACCAAAACCTGTTTGCGTTCCATTGTTTGTAATTGTTACACCAGCAGGAATTGTAATAGTGTCACCACTATCTCCTAACTGGACTGTGCCACAATTTGTTCTTGGGCTTACCTTATTTACTTTTATTTCACTCATAATTTACCTAATTTTGAAATTTATATTTTATAATAACAATTCCACTTCCTCCAGTACCAGCTCCTGGACCACCATTTGTTGGAGATCCTCCTCCACCACCGCCAGTGTTGGTTGTACCATTTCCGCCAGCAACACCGCCAGAACCACCTCCGCCTGTTCCACCACCACCTGGGGCACTTGGTGTAGAAGATGAAGTTCCTGGGCCATCGTCATTACCACCTCCACCGCCACCGCCAGCGTAAGTTCCTGCTGGATTTCCACCTAGAGGTGCTGGAAAACTTGGAGATACATCTGTGCCATTACCGCCAGCACCTCCTTGAGCTCCTGGAGTTCCTGGAGCTGGTGGTGCTGAACCAGCTGATGTATGACCACCGCCTCCTGAACCTGCATTATAATTTGGTTGTGGACCATGTGATCCACCTGGATTACCTTGAGGGGGACTTACGGGAG